CTTTTGGAAAATGGCGCGATTTACCATTACAACGCAGGGGACGCACCAAGCCCCTATTACAAGATAAGAACAGAATCTATGGACAAAGCGATTAAGATTCTTGCTGAACTAGCATTAGTGGCAAGGGGTCGCCCAAAGATTAAAAACAAGGTATCAGAAGTAGATGAGTTATTCGCAACTGCTTGAACCCGCTTTCCAATACGCTAGGGGCGTGACCCTTGGCGACATAACAGCCTGTGAAGATGTAAAGTTAGCCTGCCAAAGATTCTTGGACATGGCAGAACGCAAAGATGCGCCTTATGAGTTTGTGCCAGAAAAGGCAGAACACATCTTAAAGTTTGCCAAGTTTTGCCGCCATGTGAAGGGCGCTGAAGCAGGCAAGCCAATTTCTTTGCAACCTTTTCAGGTGATGTTCCTAGCCGCCATTTATGGGTTCAGGGATAGGAAAGATAGAACGATTCGTTGGGTGACAGATGTAATTCTGTTTGTGCCGCGGAAATCTGGAAAGACAACCCTAGCGTCAATTATTGCCCTGTATGAATTGCAGTTTGGCGATGCAGGCGCTGAAGTGTTTACCTTGGCGACTAACAGGGAACAGGCTTCTATTTGCTTTGATTCGTCTAAGGCAATCATTGAAAACATGGTCGCTGAGTTTCAGCAGAAGTTTGTTGTTTACAGAAGCGAGTTGAAAAAGGCAGGCGATTCAACTTCTACCTATCGCGCTTTGTCGCGTGAGAATAGAAAAACAGGCGATGGTAAAAACCCATCATGCGCCATGATTGACGAAGCCGCACAGATTACAGAACGCAGTTCAATTGAGGTTCTGCACTCAGGTATGGGTGCGCGTAAGAACCCTTTGCGTATGTATCTAACTACTGCATCGTTTACCAAAGAAACCAAGTTCTATGAGGATTTAAACCACCTTAGAACTGTGCTACGCGGTGCGGCAGAAGACAACTACAGATGGTTTGGTTTACTGTATTCCATCGATGCAGGGGACGAATGGTCAAATGAAGAAACATGGGCTAAAGCCAATCCCATGCTTGGCATTTCAGTCACCACAGAACACATTAGGCACATGGCTTTAGAAGCCCAATCCAAGCCTGCAAGCCTTAATGAATTCTTGTGTAAGCAACTGAACATCTATGTTTCTGCAAACAGCGCTTGGGTTGACCGCAGATATTGGGATGATTCAGTTTGCCCTATGCCTGAAGACAAACCAGAATCTACATTCATTGCGTTTGACTTGGCATATTCCCGCGACTTAAACGCAGTTTGTACTTTGCACAGGTATTCAGAAGAAAAGTTCTTTGCAGAATTTCAATTTTTCTTACCTGAAGAAAGCCTAGACCTGATTCCTAACCATTACAAATCTACTTTCTTGCAAGCCCATGCAAGTGGCATTCTGCGGCTGACACAAGGCAATGTGACTGACCTAAATGAGGTAGAAACCTACATTAAGCAACAATGTATTAAGCACAATGTCAAAGAAATTGGCTATGACCCCTACAATGCGGCTTCATTGGTAGCAAACCTGTATGCCGAGGGTTTACCCGTAAAGAAGGTTGGGCAGGGAATGGCAGTTTTGTCTAATCCATCTAAAACCGCAGAACAATTGATTCTGAAAAAGGGAATCATGCACGATGGCAACCCTTTTGTTGGTTGGCAACTAGCAAACGCTGAAGTTTACACAGATGTCAATGGAAATGTGAAAGTTCGCAAGAACGAAGCAGATACATCTGCAAAAGTTGATGGAATTATTGCAATGATTATGGCTTTGCATTGCCATCTAGACAATGTTTTTATTTCTGATACATTTGGATTCAGAAGTTTTGAGTGGTAAACCATCAAGAAATTGGGTAAAAACATGGCTATTTTCGACATTTTTAAACGCAATAAAGACCAAAAAAATGAAAGCAATGTGCTTTTTGGTCAATCTGCGCTAGGTAATAACATTGTCTATCAGGGCAATAATAAGAACCCTAATGTCAACACCCAGATTCTGTATGTCACAACAGGCGCAACGAATAATGCGGGTCGCCCTGTTGATATGTCATTGCTTACGCGCAATAGCACCATCATGGCGTGCATTGCGGCAAAAGCGCGTGCGTTGTCTCAGTTGCCTATTCGTGTGGTTAGCCAAGCAGAAGATGGTACATATGTAGATGCTATCAAATCAGATTTGGTTGGTGCGCGAGATAAGGCAAAAGCCAAGCAAGTTGCAAACCTTTTGGCGCAACCTAATCATTTCCAAAGCACCTATGAATTTTGGTATCAATGGTTAATGTGGTATGAGTTATCAGGCGAAGCATTTACCCTGTGGTGGCGCAAAGACCAAAAGAGTACAACCGAAACGCCTTTGGAAATGTACCTTTTGGATTCAACCCTGATTGCTGTAACAATCACGCCTGCGCGTTATCCATCGTATCGTTTGAGTACGCCTAGTTATGGTTTTAACCGCGATGAACCGCTGAACTTTAATCAAGTGATGCACATTAAAGAAATGAACTGGCAAGGTTCTGCGGGTTTTAATAAAGGCATTCTTGCGGCAGAATTAGTTTCGCTTGACCAAGACATTGACCTTTACGCAAACTACATTATGCAGAATGGCGCAAAGCCTTCTGGTATGTTTACTAGCGAACAAGTCATTCCTGATGCTAAATACAAAGAAATTGCGGCACGATTGAAAGAAGCGTGGTCTGCAATGGTTTCTAGTAAAAACAGCGACCCAAGCAAAGCGGGTCAGGGTATGTTGCTTGACCAAGGCATGAAATATACGCCTTTGAATATGCTAACCCTGCAAGACACAGACGCGGCTAAATTAAAAGAACAAACCATGAAGCGTATCTGCGGTTTGTTTGGCGTGCCTGCCGCAATGATTGGCATTGGCGAATCCAAATACAACAATACGCAAACAATGATGGATGAATTCTATAAATCCACCATGTACCCAACCCTAATTAACATTCAGCAGAAATTAAAGCAACATTTGTTTGTTGGCTACCCAAATCTGTCTATTGAGTTTGATACGCGCAACTTTTTGAAGGGCGCACCATTAGACCAAATGAATTTTGCAACCGCAGGCGTTAGTAATGGAATTATGACCCCCAATGAAGCGCGTGAATATCTGGGTATGCCCAATATTGAAGGCGCAGACGAATTGATTGATAAGGGTGGAAAAGATAAACCTATTGCAGGCAGTTCAGCGCAGGATACAGGTGGCGGTGGTGGAAACCAGACGCGCAAAATGAATATCGGCAAGTAAAAATAAAGTGTCACACATTTTTAAGATTGTGATAGCATCCTTGGCAACATATAAGCCAAATACAGAACCGCCCCCTAAAAGAGGGCGACCACCCAAAACAATATATGACATCGACCGCACAAAAATCGATGAGGTAATCTATGACTGTAAAAAACCTGATGATGGTTTGCGAAGCCAAACTAGTTTTGGAAAAGCAGGGCGAAAGCACAGGAAAAATTGAAGCAACTGTAACTACTTGGGGTGCGCGTGAAGGCGCTGATGGTAGGCGCTTTAACTACCAACCCGAAGGTTTCATGCAATGGGCAAAAGAGTTTGCAAGTTCAGGCAGACCCTTACCAATGTTTGTCAATCACGATGCAGATGCAATTCCTGTTGGCGAATGGAACGCATTTGAATTTGACGATAAAGGCATGAAAGCCGAAGGTCGCTTATTCGTAAATACAACAGCGGGTTCTGACTTGTATAAGGTCATGCAAGAATCGCCACAAATGTTTGGTGGTGTTTCTGTTGGCGCATACGCTGAAGATTATCAAATGGTCAACGCTGATGGCGAACCTGACCAATCTGATGAAGCATATTTCCAAATCACTAAAGGTGGCTTGCGTGAAGTGTCTGTTGTGATGTATCCAAACAATCCTATGGCAGAAGTTAGCAAGTTGGAATATTTCCGACCTGATGGTTCTGCTGATTTAAAAGTTTTGGAACAAGCCTTGCGTGAAGTTGGGCTATCCAAGAAAGATGCGGTAGCGTCTGCATCTGTATTCAAGAAAGTGTTGGAATTGCGTGATGCAAAGCCTGCGCCAATTGAAATTGCACCAGATTTGAGTGAATCAGATGTGGCGGCTACCGAAGCGGAAATTCTCGCGGCATTAGAAGCCCGTGAACTTCTTAAACAACTTGATAAACGACTTAAAGGTTAATTATGTCAAAAGAAATTATCGAAAAATTGGATGCTATCGAAGCCAAGCAAAGCGAAAGCATTGCCGCTGTTGAAGCAAAAATCCCTGCCGCTGTTGAAGCAGTCAAAGCCGAATTCAGCGAATTGGTTTCTTCTTTAGAAGCCAAAGTTGCATCTATTCAAGCGCCTGCAATCATCAAGCCTGCAAAAACAGTTCGCGCAGATGTTAATAAATCTGTTAAAGAACAATTGGCTTCTTTCTACAAAAGCAATGCTCGCGTAGAAAAAGAACTGCAAATTTTTGCAGACGAAAGCCAAATGGATGCGTACTTGAAAGAAGCATCTGCATTGACAGGTTCTGGTAACAACCAAGGTGGTCGCACCGCTTATGACCCTGTGTTTGCCGCTTTGCGTTTGGCTAACCCAATGCGCGGTTTGTCACGCAAAGTTGCGACTGATGGTTCGTCTTATCAGTTCCGGGTGAAGACGGGCAACGCCGG